TAATCTTGGTGTAGCAATTCAACCTACTTATTTGAAAGATATTCCAATTCCTGGTGATAAGATTAGTTATGATGATTTTAATTTAAAATTTTTTGTTGATGAAAATTTAGAAAATTACCTTCAAGTTCATAACTGGATACGAGGTCTTGGATACCCAGAGAACGTTGGGGAATACCAAGAATTTCTCAACCAAGACCCATACAATCCAGGAGTTCAAAACGCATCTTCGGGTCAATCTGATGGAAGTTTGATTATTTACAATAGCAATTATAATCCAGTAGCAACAGTTAGTTTTAAAGGTTTATTTCCAACATCACTTTCTACGATTAATTTTGATGCTACTAATACTGACGTTCAATATGTAACGGCACAGGTAAATTTCAAGTATACTTTATATGATATAACAACTTATTGAAACTATGAACCTTGATGAAATTCAATTATTATGGGAGCAAGATTCAATTATAGACCAAGATAATCTACACGATGAGTCTATCAAAATACCTGCTCTTCATGCAAAATATTATAAACTTTATAACAATATTCTTCTTCTCAGAAAACTAGAAGAAAACAAATATAAGATTTTAAAAAAAGAAAAATGGATGTATTACTCTGGTAAGGCAGAACCAGAAGTATATAAAGAAAAACCATTTGATCATAAGGTTTTGAAACCAGATATAGATAAGTATATGGATGCTGATAAAGACTTAATTAAGATAGTATCCAAAATAGACTATTACCAAACGATGCTTAGTTATTTGGAAAGTATATTAAAGACAATCTTAAATAGAACTTATCAAATAAAGAATGCGATTGAATACATGAGATTTACAGCAGGATATGGCTAATATTATTATACAAAAAAAGAACGAAATTTATTTAAAAGTAGAAACAGAACCACATATTCACCAAGAATTATCTGAGCATTTTACTTTTGAGATAGAAAATGCCCGTTTTATGCCCCAGTATAGGAGCAAGTATTGGGATGGAAAAATAAGACTTTATAGTAATCATACTGGTGAAATCTATGTTGGTCTTCTGGATAAACTAGTTGCTTGGGCAAAAAACTGTGAATATACAGTAGAGTTCAAAGATAATAAGTTTTATGGTTCTCCATTTGAGGAGAATGAAATGATTTCGGTGGAAGGTGTCTCTGATTATATGAAGAGTATATCAAGGCACGAACCAAGAGATTATCAAGTAGATGCTGTGTATGATGCTCTCAGATATAATCGTAAACTTTTAATCTCCCCTACTGCTTCTGGTAAGTCTTTGATGATTTACTCAATCGTTAGATACTTTGTAGAAAAAGAACATAATATTTTATTGATTGTTCCTACTACTTCATTAGTAGAACAAATGTATAAAGATTTTGAGGATTATGGATGGAATGCCGAAGAATATTGCCATAAGATTTACTCTGGTAAAGAAAAATCTACAAATAAAAATGTAGTGATTACAACCTGGCAATCAATTTACAATCTTCCTAGGTCTTTCTTTGAGAATTTTGATGTGGTGATTGGAGATGAAGCACACCAATTTAAATCTAAATCTTTGGTTGGTATTATGACAAAGATGGACAATACAAAGTATCGTTTTGGGTTCACTGGTACTTTGGATGGTTCACAAACTCACAAGTGGGTTCTGGAGGGTTTATTCGGTCCCTCATACAAGGTTACGCAGACACAGGAACTTATTGAAAAAGGTTATCTATCAAAACTACAAATCAAAGTTCTTTTATTAAAACATAACGAACATCAGTTTGATGAATACGAAGAAGAAATTCAGTATTTGATTACCCACGACAAGAGAAATAATTTTATTAAAAACTTATCTTTGGATTTGAAGGGTAATACTTTAATTCTTTATAGTCGTGTTGAAACTCATGGGCAACCTTTGTATGAGATGATAAATAGTTCAGCAGCAAAAGATAGAAAAATATTTTTTGTCTACGGTGGTGTGGATGCTGAAGAAAGAGAAAAGGTAAGAGAAATTACCGAAAAAGAAAACGATTCAATTATCGTTGCTTCTTATGGAACATTTAGTACTGGTATTAATATTAAAAATCTCCATAATATTATCTTTGCTAGTCCAAGTAAATCAAGAGTAAGAAATTTACAATCTATCGGTAGAGTTCTCCGAAAAGGAGAAAACAAAAATAAAGCAGTTCTTTACGATATTGCAGACGACATTACTTACAAATCAAAAAAGAATTATACTTTAAATCATTTAATCGAAAGAATTAAAATTTACAATGAAGAAAAATTTAATTATGAAATTATACAACTAGACTTTAAAAAATAAATGGAAGAAGATTTTTATGCTATCATTAAATTAATATCAGGTGAGGAAATACTTTCCAAAGTTTGTCCTTGTGATGAAGACGATAGGATTGTTTTAATCTTAGATAATCCTATCACTATGGAATCCGTAACAATTCGTCAACTTGGAATATCAACTATCAAAGTAAGTCCTTGGATAAAGTTTGCTGATGATAGTATGTTTGTAATGGATATGGAAAAAATCATAACAATGACTGAAATAACGGATGAAGATTTAATCAAAATACATCAAAAGTTTGTTAGAGAGAGAAGTAAAAAATCTAATAAAAGTGAACTCACTTCTAAAATGGGTTATTTGTCCTCGATTGCTGATGCCAGAATAACCTTAGAAAAACTTTATAAATCTATTTGAAGATATAACTTATCTTCAACCCTAACAGAGTGATTATAGGCACATTCTCTATAGTTGTCAACTATTGCTATTGTGTGTTATAATAAGGAAAAGTAATCAGTTATGTTAAATTCAAAAATGAATAAAGTAAAGAAAAATCCACATTATGTAAATAATAAAGATTTTCACGATGCGTTGATTAATTATAAAATTAAAGTAAATTCAGCAAAGGAAAAGGGATTACCAAATCCAATCATTCCCAATTATCTGGGTGATTGTTTTTTAAAAATTGCTACCCACTTATCATATCGTCCAAACTTTGTGAATTATATGTTCCGTGAAGATATGATTTCTGATGGTATTGAAAATTGTGTTCAATACATTAATAATTTTGATGTAGAACGCACAAATCCGTTTGCGTATTTTACACAGATTGTTTATTACGCATTCCTGCGTCGTATTCAAAAAGAAAAAAGACAGATGGAAATCAAAGAAAAGATTCTTGAAAAAAGTGGTTTTGATCAAGTATTTTCTGTTGATGGTAGTGGATTCAATTCTTCTGACTACAATACAATTAAAGAAAACATTCAAATGAAACAATACCAATGATTAATTCTTCCTTTTAAAATACATTATGCGTATCGGTTTAATTACAGACACTCATTATAATTTCCGCAAAGCAAATAAAGCATTTCACGAGTATTTTGCTAAATTTTATGATGAAATATTTTTTCCTACATTAAAGAAAAACAAAATCAAAACAGTCATTCATTTGGGTGATGCTTTTGATAATCGTAAAGGTATTGATTACTGGGCTCTTGATTGGGCAAAGGAAAATGTTTATGATAGATTTCAAGATTTAGGAATTACTGTTTATAATATTGTAGGAAACCACGATGCGTATTATAAAAATAGTAATGAAATTAATGCTATAGATACACTTCTCCAACAATATTATAATGTAGTTAGAGTGTCTAAACCAGCAGAATATACTATTGAGGGAATGAAAACAGTTCTTCTTCCTTGGATATGTACTGATAATGAAAAAGAAACTTTTGAACTTCTTGAAAACACAGAAGCAAAAGTTATTTTTGGTCATCTTGAACTGAATGGATTTTCAGTTTATCCAGGGCAGTATCAACAGGAAGGACTAGATAAAAAAGTATTTCAAAAGTTTGAGAGAGTTTATTCTGGGCATTATCATACTCGTAGTGATGATGGTAAAATCTTTTATCTTGGAAATCCATATCAAATGTTTTGGAATGATGTAAATGATAAAAGAGGATTTCATATTTTTGATACAGATGATTATAAATTAGATTATTATCAAAATCCTTATACAATGTTTGAGAGAGTTTATTATGAAAATAATAATCCAAAAGATTTTGACGCATCTTATTTGACTGATAAAATGGTTAAAATCGTTGTTCGTCAACGGGATGACTATAAAATGTTTGATAAGTTTGTGGATTCGATAGTTAAAGTAAATCCATTAGAACTTAAAATTATTGAGAATGTTGATGTTTATGATGAAGATGTAAATTGCGATGAAATTCCAACAGAGGATACGTTAAGTATTTTGGATAAATATGTGGAAGAGTCAGAATTTGAACTAGACAAGAACACTATTAAAAAACTCTTACGAGAATTTTATAAAGAAGCACTGGAAGTAGAATGATGTTTTTACTCACTATCTTAGAAAAAGAAGAAGAAGGGGCATACGCAGTAGCTGATGAACATGGTGAAAAGGCTTTGTACTTTTTTGAAGAAGAAGATGATGCGGAAAGGTATTCTGGTCTTCTAATGGCGGAAGATTACCCAGAAATGACTGTGATAGAAGTTGATGATGAAATGGCGATAAAGACTTGTGAGATGTATGGATATAATTATGTTATAATTACCCCAAATGAATTTGTGATACCACCAAGAAATTATGATACTATTCAAACAAATCGCATATCGTAATTTTCTTTCTTCTGGAAATCAA